TATTTTTTTCTGTTTCTTCTACAGATTTCGGAGGATCCATTGTGGCAGTAGCAGTTGATGATGTGCTTACCATTCCTGCTAATCGTGCAGCGTCTCGGTCTTGTTGTTTCTGTGATCGTGCTGCCGCCGCCGCTTGATCTTTTTGTGCTTTGGCGGTTTGCCGTTCAGCAGCAATTTGCAATTTTTTTGCTTCTGCTTCTGCTTTAGCCTTAGACTTTGCCGAGGCTATTACTTTTTTCTGCTCTATCTTTTTTATACGAGTTAATGCAGAAGCGAGTGCTTTGTTTGCTGCTTTCTTTGCGGCAGGTAAATCTTTTTTGGATATAAAGTTACCACGAATATTTCTTCCGTTCTTCAGTGCAGCAATAGTCTTCTCAGCGATTTGTAGATCGTTCTGAGCGAATTGAAGTTCTGGATCTGTTGAAATATCGTTATTGATTTCCATAGGACTCCCTCTACATCATTATAAATGGGTCACAATGGTTTTCTACCGCGCACCTGTTCCTTCTCTTTTTTCAAATGAGAAAGTAGCATTTGTATGTATACCTCTCGTTCCCAAGGTATCATGTCCTCAATTTCCGCCAATGAGTACTTGTGGTTCTGCATGAGCATGAAATTGAGTTGAAAATACGCCCCCAAATCGTTATGACAGAGGGCTATTGAAAAAAATCAGATACACTTTTCAACTCAACCAATACGGTTTCCTGACAGGTTGGACAGGTATATTTGAAAGAGTAGTACAGTTCGGGAATGCTCTGCATGAATTCCATGATTTGAGCAAACTGATCTGGCAGCATATTGTCAACGAAATCGGACAACTCCTGTGGATCAATATCGCTGTGCTGATACACCTGATCACCCATGATGATTCCTTCTACGCACTTTTTGGCAAGTTCAAAAGCGATCTCTACTTCGTCTTTGTTGTAGTCAATATCGTGGATGGACGGATACCGCAGGATAATGGTTACATCATCTGTGATCTTGATGTTTGGATCCACCATGGGCTTGGGTGTTTCCTTTACGGTGACTTCATCTAGTTTAATTTTTATATTGATTGTCTTGGAGCACTTCGTACAGGTCACTTGTGGCTTGACTTCTTCCCCTACGCTCTTACCACGAATCTGTAGGAATGCGTATTCAGAATCTGCTGCACAAATACGGCGAGTATCTAACTGGCTATTGGTGCACGCCAATATTACATTTCGCATTGCCTCGTTAATCTGATTCAGATTCTTGGACTGCAATGCTATAAGAAGGATTTTTTCCTCCTTTACAACAAACGGTCTAAACTTTGTGATTATGCCAGAGACTGGCAAAGTCATAGAATACTGCGGCAGGATAGAGTTCACTAGGTTCAATCGGGTCATGGTAATCCTTTAATATAGAGTCATTGTATTTATCACCGAACTATGCTGTTTGTCTGTAACGCATTTGCTAAATCTGGATCATATCTTCCATTCACGGTTCCGTCAGATCCCACTCTATAAAATTGTCCTGGAGTAGGAGAGTATATGGCGAATGTGTTTTCAGGTGATGGTGGTCCGTTTAGAGCAAGTGGTGTTAATTGTGGAGCAATTGAAACAGGAGAGTACTTTCTGTAGGCTATGGTGATGTCTTGGCGAACGAATTCATTCTCCTTGTCGTATCCTAGTTGTATGTCTCCAATTGATTTGGGATACGCTTCTTCCACCAATACTTGATATTTTACTACACTAGACTTGTCTAGTATGCTAATGATGAGAGGTGCGGTGTATTGGTCGTAGTAGTTGAACTTATAGTCATTCTGACTGCATACAGAATTCATCCACAACTCAAAAAATGCTCGTTCGCGTAGATCATCTGAAACAATCACCGACATTGTTAGTTCCCCGCTGTACAGTGGCTCATACGGCATATTTCTTGCTGGTCCGTAGAATCTGTATGGAGTGGTGGAAAATCCTCGACCTGGAACTGTAATTGCATCACATCTAATAGCCAACTGCCGCGCTGAACTATTGCTCATAGACACGAATGCGGGTGGATAGTTAATCAGGACTTCGTAGCGATTGTTGTACGCAAGACCTGTAGCAAACACGCTACCGAATATCTCATTGATGTTTGATGGGATTTGTGACATTTATTTTCCTCGTATTGCCTTTAGATTTGACTCTCTGTATATTGTTGGCGCACGGGCTTTCATAAACCGATGCAGTTCTTCCCGTACCATGTCTTCCCACATTTCAAATGGAACCACAGCGGGTCTGAACTTCATACCCTTCCATAGATATCGTCTATAGCAAGGCTTAAAAAACTTGTAGCGTTTGCTGGCGTTCAATCGGTCGTAATCTACCAGTAGTCGTGTGCGCCATTCTTCTTGACTCTTTATCTGAGGCAAGTTTCTCATTATGGCATCAAATAAAAATGTTCGGTGGTCTAGATCAAGAAAATGTAAGTTGATACCCTCAAATCCGCCTCTATACACTTCTGTGATGAGTACTAAGGGATACTTATCGTAATATTTATTACTTGCAACGAACGCTTCGCTGACGGGTTTATACTTGAAGAATATTAGTTGCCCTTGGAATAATCGGTTTGGTATGGATAGTTTTTGTTCCTGTTGGAGCATTTTAGCAAAGCGGATATAGGTTTGATCTGTGGCTCCAAGCGCAGAGGTGGTTTCCTCTATAAGCGTTTGTAGTTCTTCTTGTGCTTTTAGGCTGATCATGGTTTTTTCTTGAAGAGGTCATCTTCCGTTAATATTTTGAATTCCCATCCCTTGGCATCAGATACTCGTTTTGCCGCTTCCCACTTGGCTTTATTTACTATCCATGTCTTTACTTCTGTGATATATCCTGTAGTGACTTTGGTTTTCTTTTTGGGTTCTGTGCACTGTTTCTTGGGTTTAATCTCTACTAGCCAAGTTTTTATACCTTCAGGAGTCTTTACCTCCACCAAGAAGTCTACAAAATAACGATGTGGTTTGTTGTCTAGCGGACTCATATACGGTATCACAACCTCTTCTGATGACCACCGAAGCACATTTGAACTGCTATCGCAGTACTTCATGAACTTTCGTTCCCACATACTACGATAAGTAATCTTTGTGGGATCGCCAATGTATTTGCTGTAGTTCTCTGGTTTGAAAATGCCTTTGTATGCCATACATAAATATGTAGCCAACCGCCCAAGAGGAATACTTTAAATGTTAGTACCCAACAAATTTGCCAAAAGTCCCGATGTTGCACAGACAAGCACAGGAAAGCCGTTTGTTGCTAGTAATCGAACAGGGCGAATCTCTGATGAATTGCGCTCGGAGCAGATTCACGACGAGATTTCCAAAAGCCTAGAGGGGTATACTCCTCTTAAACGCGGTTCACGAACCCGCCCGTCTATTTTAAAATATCCAGTAGAGATTGGATCGGGACAGGTTCCCCATGTCATGCAGTTCAAGGTGTTTTGGCGGTGGGAGAACAAAGATCTGACGGAAGGACTCAAGGCTGCTGAGGTAGAAACCGAGAAGAAAATAGGAAATCTCAAAACACTTGCTAGTCTGATTGAAAACGGTCAATGGAACGAAGCAGATGTAATGCGGAGTCCTCTATCAGATGAGGGCATTGCGGCACTACAGGAAATCATGAACAGCGACAAGACGCTTAAAGTTGTTGATCCAAGCATGAACGACAGCATGGCAACCATGCTGAACAACAATCCACAGAGAGCCAAGCAGATTTTGGAAGAGACTATATCATCCTATCAGACTCGTCTTACCGATATAAGTTCTGAAATATCCAACGGAGCAGGTAAAATTGGTCCTGATGAGCAAGAACGATTGCAGTTGGAGGGAAGATTTGGCGAACAGGTTGCCAATTCTACTGCGGGTGGTTCTGCTGTTAGTGGTTCTATATTTGGTGCTCTTGTGGGTAGTGCTTTAGGGTTCTTTGTTGGTGGAGCCAAGGGAGCAGTAGTCGGAGGAATCGGAGGAGGTGCAGCAGGTGCTGTATCAGCAGTAGCGGTTCAGCAAGGCTCAAAGTTATTTGCTAATCAGGCTGTCTACGATCAGATGGTGTCCATCTACCTGCCGTTCTGCACAAAGATAAACAACGAAGACACCTTTCAGTATGAAGATCCTAGCATGAGTATGGCGGGTGGGCTTTTTGATGCATTAGGAAATCCACTTGCAACCACCGAACAAGCCGCTCAGTTGGCACTAAACAAAGGTGTGGAATTGGCTGGTGGTGGTCAGGCTGGTGCTGTTGGAACAGGACGAGTTGTTAATCCTCGTCTTGAAAAACTGTTCAAGCAGAAAGACTTTAGAAACTTTAACTTTAGTTGGGAGTTCTATCCCAAGACAAAGGATGAAGTAGAGCAAGTACGAAACATCATTGAAACTTTCCGTTATCACGCTCACCCTAGTCGAGAGAATGAACCAGGATCGGATGATTCCTCAAAGGTTCAGGTCAACCTTCGTGTTCCTGGTGAGTTTGAAATTCGCTTCTTGTCAAGTAATCCTAGTCCAAACGCGGCGGGATTTGTTGAGAATGAGTATTTGCCGTCTATTGGTCGATGCTCTCTTACTTCTATATCGGTTGACTACACACCAAACTCCATATACAGTTCGTTTCAAGACAATTCTCCAACGGCAATTGTATTTTCACTTCAGTTCACTGAAATGGGACTCCTCACCCGCGAAGCCATAGATAAGGGTTACTGATGTATTTCGAGAAATTTCCACTACTACAGTATCCTGTTAAAGACGGAAACAATTTCCGCTATGTGTTTGTGCGGAATCTGCTTCGGCGTGTTGCTCTAAGCGAAGACCTGATGACCGCAGAATCGGTTTTCATGGAGTACAGCATCAAGGACGGAGAACGCCCTGAACACATCGCAGAACGAGTCTACGGCGATCCTGGGTACCATTGGCTGATTCTACTAGCAAACAATATTATTGATCCGTATCACGGATGGTATATGTCGGGATCAGCATTGGAAGAGTATATACAGAAAAAGCACGGCGGCTATTCTGTTTATATTTCTACGACTAGCGATGGATTCTTCTACCAGTCTTCGGTTGATAGTGGTGCAACACTCGCTCAGGGTGGGAATAGTATGACTATTTTGGACTACTCTCCTGAATTATGCAAACTTACTGTGAACGGTACACCGCCGTCTACTGGTTCTGCTACCATTGGGGTTTCGGGTGGAACACAGTACAGCGTGAAGATTCAACGAGTTGATCCATCTTATACAGCAGTGCATCACTTTGAGATTCCGTATGTGAGTGGTTTGTGTGGCGCAAGCACTGAGTTTACTGTGGATCCACTCAGTCAACAGACTGCAAGTTATTCTGTTGTGGGTGGAGTAATTGGTTCTGTGGATGATGAATATCCTCGTCTATCAGGAGACGGAATTGGATATGTTGGATCGGGAACTGTTGATTTCTGGGAAACCTACATTGGTAAATACATGGGTGTGTCGGGTGCTGCTGTTAACAGTTACTCAGTAAGCAACTACACATACGAAAATAACAAAAACGATTCTACTAGAACCATCAAGGTTCTGCATCCTCGTTTCAAGAAGACTGCCTTGACCGAACTTGAATCTCTGTTGAGGATTTAATCATGGCAGACGAATCAGGATACGGAAACAACAACATGAAGGCGGGTGACTACAAACTAGAAAAGTTTGTTATGCACTCGTTGGTTAACGGAAGCAGCGTGGATTTGTCTAGTCTGTTTCGTTATATTGAAATCTACGAGGACATCTTCTCTCCGTATATCACTGCAAAACTACACATTGAAGACGCATTCAACTTTCCAGAACGCTTTCCTATTAGCGGACAAGAGAAAGTAGAAATAACCTTTAAGTCAGATATTAACGCACTGAAGCCTGTTGAGTTGGTGTTTCGAATATACAAACTAGACTCTCTAGTAATTGATTCTACAGGCAAGACTCAGCAGTATGTTCTCCACCTGATGAGCGAAGGTGGATACTTTAACTTCTCTGAATACTGTGGATACTCTGTTCGTGGATCTATATCAGAAATGATAAAGACTGTGTTCACCAAGCACTTTCCGCAGTCGGTGTGGTTGAACAAGTTGGATATTGAAAACACCGCAGACAATTATTCGTTTGTGCTGCCGTTATCGTACACGCCATTCAAGGCAATGAGTTGGCTTACGAACAAGGCATTCTCTAAAACAGGAAAAGACTACACACCATTTCTGTTCTATGAAACGCTAGATGGACACAAATTCAAGAGCCTTTCAAAAATTATCGAAGAAGGTTCTTCTAATATTATTAAGTACATTTACTCTCCTGCAAACATTGCACTTCTTCCAGGCGACAACGACAACATGGGATTTCAAACCGTATTGCCGTCACGCTACCATAGAATTCAAAAACTTGAAGAGTTGAGCAGATTTGATATGGCTTCAAATATTATGAACGGAGTGGTGTCTTCTATATTGGTAACGCACGACTTGCTTCGTAAGGAGCAGCGCACATCTGAATTTTATGAATCCGATATATTTGAGGACATGAAGAAATTGGGAACGCAACCACATTTTCGTACATCAGATCCTGAAGCAGATCGTCTGTATAAAAAAGGAGCAGCGTATATGTATTTGCCGTCCACTCCATACACAGTATACAACCCAAGCAATTCCATCATTGACAACACGCAGGTAGAGTCTTTATATCTCAAGCGCAAGTATCACATGAGTACATTCTTGACGCAGAAGATTGTTATTCAGATATTTGGAGACAGTCGGCGTAGAGTTGGTGATATTGTTGATATTAGTGTTCCAAAGATACAGTCGGATTCGCATCTACATTATGATAAGCAAGACGAAAATCTTGGTGGTGAGTATATGGTAACAAGCATAAAGCACAGTTTTGCAAAGGTGTACAGTTGTAAACTTGAACTTTCACGAAACTGCATGGGGGTGTAATGAAGGGATTTCTAGGACGAGAAGGATTTGTGTGGTGGCACGGTGTTGTAGAAGACACTGCGGATCCTCTATTCCTTGGGCGTTGTCGTGTTCGTGTTTTTGGATTTCATGTAGACAGCAAAAGTGAATTGCCGACTGAGGCTCTGCCGTGGGCGTATCCCATGCAGCCACTCACTTCTGCTGCTCTGTCTGGAATTGGTGAGTCTCCAACGGGTCTATTGGTTGGATCCCATGTGTTTGGGTTTTATAGAGATGGAGACGAAGCCCAAGATCCTGTAATGATTGGTTCGTTTGGTGGTGTTCCTGTTAGCGTAGCAGACACAACCAAAGGATTCCATGACCCATCTGGAAAATATCCTGCAAAGGCTTCGGATGTACAGGCAAAGGTTTTTCCTCTTGGCGTATCCGTTGTGGGAGAACAAGACACCAATCGTCTAGCCAGAAACAACGATGCCGATCAGATGAAATCTACGGTGGCTGCATATAAAATTCAAACGGTTCAAGCAGAGGTGTACAGCACTGCTGCAATGGCTGGTGGATTTACTTGGGCAGAACCACCCACTCCGTATGCAGCACAGTATCCCAAGAATCATGTACGGTATACCGAAAGTGGTCATGTAGAGGAATACGATGACACTACGGGTGCAGAAAGAATTCATCAATTCCATAAGTCGGGAACATTTACCGAAGTAGGAAACGGGTGGAAGACTAATCCTGATGGCACTCGCGTACAGCGCATTGTGGGAGACGACTACGAGATTGTTCACGGCAACAAGAAGGTGTACATCAAGGGCGATGCAGGATTAAATTTGGTGATTGATGGGGCTATGAATCTGACTATTAACGGTGGAGGCAATATTCAGATTAATGGAAACACAAATATTCTTGCAAACGATGATGTGAATCTTCAGATTGAAGGCAGTCTCAAGGCTTCGGGTAAGACTATTGAGTTCTACGCAGACGGCGACATTGGTTTCTCAGGACGCACCATATCCTTTATTACCGACAGCAATGTCATGGTTATGCAGCAGGGCAAGCGCATCGAAGTGAATTCTGGCGAACCTGTGCTGAAGCCTGAGCGTGTTAATGTAAAGGGCGGTGGGTAATGGCTATGAACTATTTGGGAAAACACCGTAAGTATGTGGAAGGCACATCAACCTACACTGTGTATGTGTATGGCGATGTGGTTGAGCGAAATGGTCTTTCATATGTGTGCAATGTTGAAAAGACATCAGGATATATTCCTGAAGATATTGGATCTGGATTTTTAGTATTAGGTGATGGAGTTGGTATTACAGATATAATTGACGGTGGAATGTTCTGATAGTAAACATTATAAGGAGTAACCAATGGCAGGTTTTGGAGTATGTCGAGCCAACCTAGATACAGCAGGGGGAATGATATTAGAGGGCAATCCCTACTTTTTCGTTGACGGATTTCCTGTGGCTGTTGAGGGCAACCCCGTGCAAGATCACGGAATCAACGAACACGACAACGCAATAATGGTGCAGGGAAATTCCAATTTTGTAGTAGGTGGCATTCCCGTGTGTACGGTTGCCAGTCAGGCAAGTTGCGGAGATCAACCAACAGGGTCTAGTACTTTTTTTGTGGGGTAAACAATGGCAGATCAAGAGTGTCCATGCAAGCAAAAATTGACTGATGGCGAAAAGGGAGTTCTTAACTTTGGCTTGAGTCAGGCTATGTTGAATGATCCCAATGTAGCAAAAGTTGAACTTGCCCGACAACTGGGTGGCAGGAACGGTCTTCGCTTGGCTAATCTGATTACAACTGCTCAAACTGATCCATTAAGTCCCTTGTTTGATGCAGCCCCTTCTCTACAACGCATGAAGAATTCTTTGGACTCGCAAGGAGGTATTGTTGATGCGTTCGCTGCGGAATCTGCTCGCTTTACTGATCCTCGATATCTGACTAGTATTGTTAGTTCTATGAGCCTGTTTGGAGAACTGAATTGCGCTCTTGGTATTGAGGGAATTGATATTGGGGTTGGATTGAATGTGGTGAACAACAACGGACAATTCTCTATCGACTATGCAGTGAATGCCAATATTGATATTGAAAAAGTCCTAAACAAATTCAGTGATGGATCAGGAACAGATCTCGCCGATAAGGTAAAGGATTTAAAATCTGAATTGGACGGTGCGTATGCGGCAATAGATGAAGCAAACAATAAATTAAACAGCATAATGAATGAAGCCGCTGCGGCACAGGCACAGGCAGCGGCATTTATTGCAAAGTATACAAGTATTACTTCCCTTGCGAACCTGATTAATCAGGCTAGTACCGATCCTTGTTTTAAACTTGGAAGCACCGTCAATGGTAGTCTTGTGAGTCCTCAATTTCTAAATGCGGTAAACAACGCAGGCTTTGGCGGTGGAGGCACTAGTTACCGATGATACTTATTTCCGAAAACATATCGGCAGTTAGAGATATTTGGGTAACCATAGGGGAGTCTATGGGCGTTTTTGCTGTGGGATTGGTGTTGGGTGTGGTTGGCGTGATTCGCCGAAAGAAGATTTCGCTCAAGTGGTCGTCTAGTAAAGAGCAGAAATTCATGCAAAGACACAGCCAAATACATGAATTGCTCACCGAACTGCGTGTCACTGTGCGTGCATCCCGTTGTCTTATATTTCAGTTTCATAATGGCGGTAATTTCGCAGACGGCACATCAATCAAGCGGTTTTCGGTTACCCACGAATCGTGTGTATCTGGAACCATTAGCATGATTTTAGAATCTCAGGATGTGCTTTTGACCCGATATGTGGATGTAATTCGTGTAATGGACGAATCTGAAAGCAAAATTTTATCAGTGAGTACTCTGCCCCCATCGTCTTTTCGCTCTGGACTTGAGATAAATAATGTGGAATTCTTTAGTATTACCCCTCTGCGATGTTCGGATGGATTAACTCCCCTTGGGTTCCTGTGCTGTCATTGGTGTACGGCAGACCAACTAGATGATATTGAAACTGAGGGAATAACTCTCAAAACTCTAGAAGATCTAATAGACCACAGCGTTCGAGAAATAAACACACACCTTTCATATAAAGCAGAACAGAACTAATGGCACTACAGATCACAGGCAGCGGGAAACCTATATTTACGGATATAGATCCCACATTTACAAAGAATCCCAAGACAGGTGATCTACTCACCATTAGGGATGATTTGGCTGTCCGCACATCTATACGCAGTCTGATGTCCACTGCTTTCGGTGAGCGGTTGTTTCAGCCCACCATTGGCGGATCACTGCGCTCACTGCTGTTTGAACCCATTGATGCCATTACCACAATGGAAATTCACGACAGAATTCTAATGACTATCCGCAATCACGAGCCACGAGTGGGTCAGGTGGTAGTGGATGTAACCGCAAGTCCAAACGAAAACTACTATACGGTTGTGGTGGAATACGCCATACAAGCCGTTGGCAAACAAGATAGAATCACGGTTGTCCTAGAAAGGGTACGCTGATGTCGAATTCAAATAGTTTCAACATTGTTGGTTTAGACTTTGAAGAGGCAAAGGCTTCACTACAGACATTCTTGCAGTCTCAGGACACACTCAAGGACTACAACTTTGATGGATCGGTTCTCAGCACTGTGTTGGATGTGCTTGCCTACAACACCCACTATCAGGCTTTTCACACGAACATGGTTGCGAATGAGATGTTCTTGGATAGTGCTGTGCTGCGTCCATCGGTGGTTTCCCATGCAAAGGCACTGGGATATGTTCCGTCTTCACGCCGTGCCTCTAAGGCTGTTCTTAGTGTTGTAGCGGATGGGGCAGGGGCAAGCACCTACCTGTCTCGTGGTACTGAATTCACGGGGGTGAATCCTGCGGGAACACAGTACCGATTCATTCTGCTTGATACAGTGTACGCCGCGAATGAAATGTTCAAAAATATTGAAGTATACGAAGGCACTCTTCGGCGCATGAGTTATGTGTACAATTCAAATAAAAAATTGGGATCGGTTCTTCTTATTCCCAATGATAAGATTGATACAAGCACTATCAAGGTTCGTGTCAAGGCTTCTGCTGCTGACAGTACAGGCATTGAAGATGTGTGGTCATACGCTGATTCGTATATTGACCTGACTCCCACATCAAAGGTGTTTTTCTTGCAGGAAAAAGAAACAGGTATGTACGAACTGTTCTTTGGAGACGACTTTCTTGGAATGAAACCAGCGTCTGGCAGTATTGTGATTGTGGAGTACATGGAAACCAATGCTGATGATGCAAACGGAATATCGGTATTCAGTAGTACGGTTAGTGGTCTTGGTGCAATCACGGTTAATACTGTGTCCGCAGGTGGTGCACTAGAGGAAAGTGTTTCCCGTATCAAGTTCTTGGCTCCCCGATTCTATAAGTCACAGAACCGTGCTGTCACGGAAGACGACTACACTGCCGCAGTAATTAAAGAGTATCCCAATGCGGATTCTGTTTATGTTTACGGTGGAGAAACTGTTGTGCCTCCTCAGTACGGCAAGGTGTTTATCGCTGTAAAGCCCAAGTCGGGATCGGCTCTTACTACTGATGAAAAGATTAGTCTTGCGCGAGTACTGCGTGAGAATCGTTCAGTTGTTACTGTTACTCCCGAAATAGTGGATGCTGATTATATTGATTTGGTGATTGATTCTATTGTTACCTACGATCCAAACTTGGCTTCAATTGGAGCAGGAACCATCAAGGCACTACTGGTTGCATACGCCTTTACCTATTCGGCTACTGCACTTGAAACATTTGGTGCAAACTTCTACCTATCTCAATTGTCTCAAGGCATGAATTCAGTGAGTGCTAGTATTCTTAGCAATCAGACAACTGTTAGTCTTCGTAAAACAGTTAACCTTGCCAAACTTGTTGCGGCTAAAGGATTCGCTATTGATTTCAAGAATCCACTTCTGCACCCCCACGAAGGACACTCTTCCGTCTTGGGATCAAGCATTATATCTCATAAAAATACCGATGGTGTAATTGTGAATGATGTGTACGCAACGGATGACGGCTACGGAAAAATAAATTTGGTTACCACTGATGCAAACGGATCGCAAAGCACGGTATACCCAAATATTGGTGTAGTGGACTACGCAAACGGAACAGTGAGATTCAATACTGCATTTGCTCCCACTTCCGTGTCTCCTCTATTCACCATTACGGTGCAACCAGATAATACCGACATCTTTGTATTTGAGAACAAGATTCTTCGCATGAGTCGAGGTTATGCTGATTCGGTTAGTATCTCGTTGCAGTCACAGGTGTCTCGCAAGCAAAATCTAAAGGGATAAGATGGCTGCTATAAACAATATTATTTTAAACACTGAAGCAGAAGCCCTAGAAGATCTCCTGTCTCCTTTTATCAAGGAGCAGTTTCCGCTGTTTGTGCAGACAGACTATCCAAAACTAGTATTGTTTATAAAGGCGTACTACGAGTGGTTGGAACAGCAAGGCAATGTTGGGTACTTAACATCAAAGTTGGATACAGTATGGGATGTGGATCTTAACCTTGATGAGTTCTATTCCCATTTCAAGAACACCTATTTGGATTCGTTTCCTGAAATATTTGCATCAAATGCCAGCGGTAACAAGCCAAACAAGAAAACCCTTCTAAAGAAGATTCGCGACTTCTACGGAAACAAAGGCACAGAGAGTTCATACAAGTTCCTGTTTCGTATTCTGTACGACAGTGACTTGGAATTCTATTATCCTAAGAACGATATTCTCAAGGTGTCTGATGGTGTGTGGACGGAACCAAGATCCATTAAAACTACTGTGCAAAACGGAACCGATCTGTTTGGTGCTGTAAACGGAAACATCTATCAGTACAATGGTGTACAGTTAATTGCAAGTGCATTCGTTAATTCGGTAGTGCAGTACTCCTTTAATGGAGTTCCAATCACTGAGTTCTTTATTACTGATATCACTGGTCAATTTTCTCCTAATGCTAGTGTTGTGCTTTCCAAAGACGGTAGGGAGTGGACAGAAACAGTCTATCCAGTTATTGGTGAATTTTTTGTTGAACTTCCTGGTAGTGGATATCGTGTGGGTGATGCAGTGACAGTTACTGATTCTAGAGGCACAGGATTTTCTGCCAAGATTGACCAAGTAGGTCTTGCTGGTGGGATTAAGAAAATTGGTCTTTCCAATTCGGGTGTAAACTACACAGGAGATCTTGTTCTCAACATCTTTAGTGAATCGGGATCACGAAGCGCAAAGGTAATTGGTTTACGGAGTGCTATTACAAATTATCCTGGATACTTTACAGGAAATCGCGGCAAGATGTCTTCAAACAAGAAGATTCAAGACGGACACTACTATCAGGATTTTTCGTATGAACTCAAGTCTGCGGTGTCTTTGGACACATATTTTGGTGTATTGAAAAACATTATCCATCCAACAGGTATGCGAATGTTTGGTTCTATTCTTCTGAATAGATCTATTGATAATGCTCTCACCACATCATCGCAAGCCACCTTCTACGAGATTCCTCTTATTGGACGATACACTCCGTACACAAGTGGAACCACATTGGATCTTCGCGCCAACGGTAACACACAGTCTGGATATTGGCTTGGAGCCACAGGTGACCTGTATCCACTTGGATACAACCCGTATATTGGTAGTACCACTGAAGTAGGACCAAACGGACAGACAACTCCTGTAGGAACAGTATTTGTGGGAACCTCTTTGGGGTACACCTACTGCTATGTGCCTGAAGGTGGTCGCACCTCGCACAATCCTATTGGTGCTCCGCTTGGCAGTACTAGTGCGTTCTATCGCAACAAGGAAAGCAATCTTACTCCTGCGGGTATGGATGGACTGGTCTTGTGGCTCAAGCCTGAAAATATTGGTGTGTGTGGATCGGTGGTTAACGGCGCAAGCATGGATGTTTGGCGTGATGCGTCACCAAGTG